TACGATGTGTATGTTTGCCCAGGTATCTCTGATTCAGTAGTTATCTTAGCTACACCTGAGAACTTAGTGTTCGGAACTGATTTGAATTCAGATTTCAACGAGGTGAAAGTAGTAGATATGAGCTTTACTGATGCATCTGACAACGTGAGAATGGCTATGCGCTTCCGCGCTGGTGTTCAGTACGCTGTACTTGGTGATATCGTTATCGGATTTGATAACTAAATAATACTCCTTTGTTAAAAGAGTGGGTTAGCTAATAGCTGCCCATTCTTTGCAAAGAATATTTAACTAAAAATAAAAAATAACTATGAGCTGTCTAACTACCGCTGGCATATTGATTGCATGTAAGGAAGCAATCGGAGGCATTAAAGCCATCTACTTAGGAGATTACGCTACATTTGCGAACACTGCTACTATTAACGGAGGAACTAACTTAGTTACTGCTCTTAATACAGGAAGTGTGTACGAATTTGAGCTACCTAAGCACACAGGATCATTCACAGAAGAGGCTGCTATCAGCATCGAGAATGGCACTGTATATTACACACAAACTGTTGTAGCTATGTTTCACGGAATGACTGCTGCACGTTCACTACAACTACAAAACATTTCTAAAGGTCGCAACGTATTATTCGTACGGGATAACAACGACAATATTTGGATGTGTGGCTATAAGGATGGCGTAGAGGTTACTGCCTTTACTACAGCTTCAGGAACAGCTAAGGGAGATATGGTAGGATATACTATCACTTTCACAGGTGAGGAGAAAGATAAGGCATATTTGTTAGATCAGGATGCAGGAGATGTTCCATTCCAAGACTTCCCTACAGTTACTGTAGTTCAAGCTACATTGTAAGTAAAATTGTGCTATATTTAAAGCATGATTTACTTACTGAAAAATACAGCAGCACAGCTCCTCTACCTTAGTCTTAAGGAAGGGGAGCTTTTGCTTGCTAATACCTACACGCATTACTTGTTAGAACTAACTAACGAGCAGACACTTGAGAAGCTTTATGCTATCCCTACTCAGATAGCGCAGAATGATAGGTATACTACCATTCAGATTGGCACCAATGCCAACACACCAACAGCTGCGAGCCTACTAATTAACTACCCAGCACGATTTAGCTATATTGTTTATGGGCAAAATAGCAGCAGTAACTTAGATCCTACAGATGCTGTTGTAGAAGGGGTAATACAGATTGGTTATTTAATAGTAGAAGATATAACTACTCCCCGATTTACAGAGCCTAACCTAACCATAGATTCAGACATTGCATACAATGGATAAAATTAAACACGCGGCACCTATGTTAGTTAATCTTGGCGCAGCAATGCCTCAGGAAGCTAACGAGAAAGAGACTCCTAAGGGATGGGTAACATTAGGTGAGGCTAACTCTTTCCCTAATTACTTAATAGATTTATACTACAGCTCACCGGTGCATTCAGCTTTGACTATGTCAATAGCTTTCATGATAGCAGGCAAAGAGATTAAAAGTAATAATCCTGCAGCACAAAGAGAGATAGATAGACTTAAACTAAATAGCATTAGAAGGCCTGTAGCATTGGATGCTAAGATGCAGGGAGGATATTACTTAGAAATTATTTGGAGCGTAGATAGAAATAGCATAGCAAAGATTAATGAATTGCCTTATGAGAATTGCCGTTTGGCCGTTGCTAATGATGAAGATGTTATACCTGGCATTTATTATTCTAAAGATTGGAATGATATGCGTAAGAAGAAGAACATCCCGGTATTTATCCCGATGTATAATCCTACTTCAAAAGCAGATGAACCTTCTCAGGTCCTATTTATTGGAGTGATGACACCAGGTAGCGCATACTATCCGAAGCCTGATTACTACAGTGCTATCAATTACATAGAAATTACAAGAGAGATAAGCGAATTTTATAGAGCTTTCTTAAGTAATGGTATGGCACCTTCTTACATGCTGCACTTTAACAATGGCATCCCTGATCCTGAGGAGCAATTAGCTATTAGAAGGAACTGGGAAACAATGGTAGGTGCACGAAAAGCAGGTAAGGTAGTATTCACATTTAATGAATCATCAGATAGAGCACCTCGTTTAGACTTAGTGCCTATGACTGATGCAGATAAGCAATGGCAAGAGTTAAGCACTCAGTCAAGAGAGAATATCTTAGCAGCTCATAGAGTTACTTCACCTCTGCTATTTGGTATTAGAGACTCAGGAGGATTAGGTAGCAATGCCGATGAGATGAAGAACGCTTACCGCATCTTTAACAAAAACATTATTGAGCCATATCAAAAAATTATAACAGATAGCTTTGAAGAGATATTTAAGGGTATGGGGATTGTGGCTGATATTTATATTGAGTCTAATGATATTTTCGGGGATGAAATCACTGCTCCAACTGTTGCACAATCTGCAACAACTCAACTTTCCGAAGAAAAAAAAAAGATTAATTTAGAGCCACAAGAGAAGCCACCAATCTTTACAGATGAAGATGAGACGTGGTGGTGCGAATTCTTAGAAGATAAGGGAGAGATAGTAGATGAGGAGGAGTGGGAACTTATAGAAGCTGAGCCTGTTAATCTTGCATCAGTTAGAAGCTACTCTGATCCTGATAAGCCTTCTGAAATGGATAGTGGCTTGTACAAAGTTCGTTATGCTTACACAAAAAATACAAGCGCACAAAGTAGAAGATTCTGCAGACAAATGGCTAACGCTGCACAAAATGGTTATGTATACCGTTACGAAGATTTGCAAGCCATGGAGCCTGATACAAATACTTTAAATAAAGGCTTGGCGCAAAGAGGCAGCACTACCTATTCAGTATGGCTTTATAAAGGTGGAGTAAATTGCAAGCATAATTTTGAGCGCAGAGTTTATTTTCGTAAAAGAGAGAAAGGAAGATTTGTAAAAGATAATGGCTTAGAATCATCTGATCCTATTTCAGTAGCAAAAGCTATACGTGCAGGTATGCCTTTAAAAGATATAGCTAAAGACTTTGCTACAGCTAATACTCGCCCATTTGATATGCCTGATCAGGGCAGAGTTAATCCAATCTAATTAAACACTAAACAACCATGGCAATAGCACCCGAAATACTTTTTATTAACGAGGAATTCTTAAAGAAATACACTCAGCTAAATGAGGCTGTAGATACTAACCTTATTCGCCCTGCAATTTACTTAGCGCAGGATAAGTACATAACTCTTTGGCTTGGCACTAACTTAACCAACAAGATTAAGAATGAGATAAGCGCAGGCACGTTAGCTGGCGTTTATGAGACTCTATTAAATGAATACATAGTTAAGCCTACAGCTTGGTGGACCATGGTAGAATTGTATCCTATGCTAATGTATAAGCATGATAACGGCAACTTAGTTACTCGCCAATCTGAGAACACTACAGCCATTACTCAAGGTGAGCTGTCATCTTTAAGAGATATGGCACGTGAGAATGCTAACTACTACACTCAAAGATTAGTAGATTACCTTTGTGCCAATAACTCAGACTATCCTGAATACAGCAATAACACAAGCCCTAATATTACACCCATTCGCGTAGTAAACAGGCAGAGTCAAATATCTTTTAGCAGAAGTATGAATAATATGGAGAGTCCATGGAGCAGATTTAACGTGCGAGACTTTACAAACTAAGAATGAAATTAACAAAGGAAGAGCAAACAAGAAAAGAC